TCGTTCCGGCTCCAATGCTGGCACGAGAAACAGATCGCGGGAAAGGTCTACGCCGACATCTTTCTCGGGGGCACCGTGACGCTCACGACGCCCCAACCGAACTACATACATTCGGTGGCACAGGCATGAAACCAGACACTCTCCGTGTGATCCAGTGGCCCGTGATCGAGCCCGTGAGCCTCGTCGAGGCGAAGGCCCAGGTCGGCCTGATGCCAGACCAGGCCGACCACGACACGCTCCTCCTGGGGAAGATCGCCGCCGGTCGCAGGCTGATCGAGCGGCGGCTCGGCCAGACGCTCGTCGCGACCCAGTACCGCGCGACCTGGTCGTCGCCCCCGCCGGTCCTGACGCTCCCAGCCCCGCCCCTGCTCATGAATGAGACCTACCCGCTCGCCGTCTCGGTGGACGGCGTGGCCGTGGCGGCCGGCGACCTCGAGGTCGACGCCGACGCGATGCCGGCGACGGTGAAACTCCCGACCGGCGTGGCCGGGAAGGTCGTCGCGACCTACTGGGGGGGCGTGGCCCCGGGGACGCCCGTCGCCCCGCAGCTCCGCGCGGCCCTGCTGATGTACGTCGAGCATCTGTTCAAGAACCGCGGCGTCCTGGCGGAGGACACGGCGGCCGAGCTGCCGCAGGCCTTCGAGGCCCTGCTCGCCAGCGAATCCCACGATGGGGGATGGTGACATGGGTCTCCCGTCCGGACTGCTCCGCGAGGTGTTCGCGATCGAATCGCCGACCGAGACCCGGAACGCCCTCGGCGAGAGCGTCCAGGCGTGGAGCGAGGTCGGCCGCGTTTACGGCTCCTATGAGGCGGTGAGCTACTCGGAGCAGCAGCGGCGCGGCCAGATCGGCGGCTCGACCCAGGCGACCGTCCGGATCCGCTACGTCGAGGGCCTCCGCGGCAACTGGCGGCTGCGGTGGGTGAGCCGCGCGGACCGGGTCCTCTACATCTCCGCGGTCGTCGAGAAGGGCGCCCGCGAGGAACACGAGCTGACCGTCGAGGAACAGGCCACATGATCGCGCTCAACTGGCGGGGTATGTCTGGCGAGGTGGGGGCGATCATGTCCCGCTATGACGAGCTGCCGCGGCACATCGCGAAGAAGCATCTCGGCGCCGCGATGAAACGAGCGCTCAAGACCGGCGTCCCGGTCCTGCGGAAAAACACCCCGAAGCGAAAGAAGACGCTCCGCGCGTCGGCGGTGACCCGCGACACGCGCGGCCGGTTCACGAAGGGCTCCGGCAAGATCCGGAACATCGCCGGAAACCTCCGCCGGGCGGCGACCGTGAATTCCAAGTACATCGGCAAGAACCGCGACGGATTCGTGATCGGCAGGCTGGGCTACAAGTACGGCACCGAGAGCCGGAAGGCGATCTGGCTGGAGTTTGGGACCGCCCAGATCGAGCCGCGAAAGATCATGGAGCGGACCTACGCCCAGGTGAAACAGCCGGCGTCGAAGATGCTCGTCGGCGAGATGAGGAAGGCCCTCGATCGGGCCTGTGTCGAATTGGCCGCCGGGAAGAACCCGGGCGGCGCCCCCGGCTTCCGCCGCAAGAGGTGAACCGATGCCGATCCCCACGAACTATGCCGAGGGCTGGCTCCGCGACGCGATCGAGGACGCGGCCGGGTGCCCGGCCTACCCGCTGGCGGTGCCGGAGGGCGTCCTGCCGCCGTTCGTCATGTACGGCCAGGCAGGGCAGGAGGACCTCCAGACGCTCGACGAGGGATTCGGCTCCTCGACCCTGGTCCAGGGCACGTTTTCCGTGTCGATCTGCGCCGACGGCTACCTCCAGGCGAAGCAGCTCGCCCGGCTGATCCGGGCCGCGCTCCGAAACTTTACCGGCCTCGTCGGCGACTTGAAGATTCACGAGACGACGATCACCGGCCAGCAGGACGGCGACGCGGTGTTCCTCGAAGGCCGCGACGTCCCGACCTACATCGTCGAACAGACCTACGCGATCACCTGGGAGGAGTAAACCATGCCCGATCCCGTGACCTTCATCAGCTCGCAGGGGACGACGTTCTCCTTCGCCGGCGAAACCTTCAAGTGCATCGACATCTCGCACGAGGGCTCGGCCCCGAGCCGCGAGCGGGTCGACCTCTCGACGCTCGACCTTGCCGACGGGAGCGAGAAGGTCTACGCGAATGCCCCGCTCAAGGAGCCTGCGGACCCGCTCAAGTTCACGATTCAATTCCGCGCCCACGGCAGCTCCGACGGGCCGGCCGCTGGCGCCGAGGGCACGCTCACCACGACCGGCGGCAGCGGCACCTACCGCTGCACGGCGTCGAGCATCAGCTGGAAGACCGGCGCGTTCGTCGAGGGCTCGGCCACGTTCGAGCAGGTCCTGAGCTGATCCGGGGGTGATCCGTGCCCCTGCCCCCAAGTTCCCATCCGTGCATCGTCACATTCGCCGGCGTCCAGATCGGCGCGCTGACCGGGTTTGACTCGGAGGCGCAGGCGGGTCAACTCCAGGACGTCACTCACGGCAACAGCCAGGTGGTCGGCTACGGAATGTCCTCGCGGGTCGTCAAGGAATGGGACTGCACCTCGGTCGAATCGGCGACGGCGGCCTTCCAGTTCTGGGGGCCGCCTTCGTTCTCGATCCAGGATGTCGGCATGCGCGGACTGCTCACGTTCTCGGCCCCCGGGAACACTTACTCCGGAGAGGCGATCCTCACCCGCTGGAGTCACTCCGGCAGGAAGGGAGAGTTTTCTTCCGGCTCCTGCTCGTTCCAACTCACAGGGACCTCCTGACATGACGACGATCACGACGTTCGACGATCTCCTCGCGCTCGGGACGCCCGGCGCCCCGATCCCCTACTTCTGCAAGGCGTGGAAGCGGACGGTCCTCCTCAAGGATCCGACGGCCGAGGACCTCGACATCTGGCGGATGTATTGCAACCGGAACAAGGCGGCCGACGCCCCGTTCTCCGCGCGGCTGCTCCAGATCATGCTCGTGAATGAGGCGGGCGAGCCGATCGTCCCGCCGGGCGACGAGGGCCTTGACGCGCTGGCGATGATGCCGGCCGCCGGCGTGGCGGAGGCGGCCGAGGCGGCGATGAAACTGATGGCGGGTCCGACTGAGGACGAGGTCGAGGAACTGGAAAAAAACTCCGACGCCAGCCGCTCGAGCTGATGCTCTACCGGCTGGCCCTGGAGTGCAACGTTTGGAACGTCGAGGAGGAACTGAAACCACGGATCAAGCGGTCACAACTGGCGCGGTGGGCGGCCTACTACCGGGTCGAGCCGTTCGGCAACGAATGGCGGCGGGCCGGGCGGATGACCGCCCTCATTCGGGCGGCGCTCGGCTGCCGCTACGACAAGGGCGATGAGGAGCGGTTCCTCCCGTCCTACCGCGAGGGTGACGAGAACAGGCCGGCGGTGCCCCTCACGGACGAGGAGATCGCGGAGAAGTTGGCCCGGCTCCCCGGGCTCCGGAGGACAGGGACGTCATGGCGGACATCGGCAAGGTACGCGCGGTCTTCACGGCCTCGACGAGCGGGCTCGTCTCGGGCGTGAATCAGGCCGTCGGCAGCATGTCGAAGATGGAGGCCGCCGTCGGCAGTCTCCGGAGCGGGATGACCGCGCTCGTGGCGATCCAGGGGGCGCAATTGTTCGCGTCCGTCGCCGGGGCCGTCTCCCGCGGCGTGTCTTCGATGGTCTCCTACGGGCAGGCCCAGGCGGAGGTAATCGACCAGCAGAGCAAGCTCGCGGCCCGGCTCGGGATGACGCTCGGCGAGTTCTCCGGGCTGGCCCTCGCCGGCGACCTGGCCGGCGTCAGTATGGAGACGATCGCGAAGGCCGCGACGAAGGCCGACATCATGTTCGTCAAGGCGTCGCAGGGCTCGAAGGTGGCCCAGGCGGCCTTCGCCGGGCTCGGCCTTTCCGTGGACCAGCTCGGGGGCATGTCGGCCTCGGAGCGGTTCGACGCGATCGCGGCGGCGATCGCCAAGCTGCCGACCGAGGCCCAGCGGGCGTCGATCTGCTCCCGCTGTTCTCCCAGGGGGCCGAGGGGATCGCCCAGGCTCGCGAGCAGGCCGAGCGGCTGGGGCTGACGCTGACCAATGCCCAGGGGCAGGACGTCGAGGCGATGAACGACGCCTTCACGATGGCCGGCAAGGCGATCGAGGGCGTCGTGAACCAGGTCGTCGCCTACCTGTCCCCGGCCGTGAAGGAGGTCGCCGACACGTTCACGAACCTGGTCGGCTCGATGGGCGGCGCGAACATCGGCCAGGCGATCGGCGACGGCATCCTCCAGGGGGCGCGGTTCCTCGCCGGGATCGGCGACTGGCTGATCTCCAACCTGTCGAGCGTCTGGGAGTACGTCTCCCAGGTGGGCGGGCAGTGGGGCTCCGTGGCCGACACGATGAATCGGATCGCCGGCTTCCTGTCGGGCGTGTTCAACGCCGCGGAGGCCGGGCTCGGTGTGGTAGTCCTCGGGTTCGGGGCGGCCGTCGAAGGGCTGGTCCGGGCGTTCAGGGCTGGCGGCAAGTTCCTTGGCTTCGACACGTCCGGGCTCGACGCCTACGTCGAAGGGGCGAAGGCCTTCAACGCGGAGATCACGAAGGGGATCGACCAGAACATCGCCGACTCGAAGGCCGGCTTCGAGCGGGCGTTCGGCGAATCGACCGCCCCCGTCGGCGCCGCCGTCGCCGGGCCGCTGACGACGGCCCTCGACGGGGCGATCGCCCGGGCCGAGCAGTCGGCCGCCCAGGTGGACACGGCCTCGAGGTCGACGCCCCCGGCGGCGGCCCCGGCGGCCGAGCTGCGGAACGATCAGGCCCTCAAGGGCATCGACTCGCGATCCCAGGAGGGCATCGCGGAGATGTTCCGGCTGATGCGCGGCGGCGGCGAGGACGTCCAGGAGAAGCAGCTCTCCGTCCTCGAGCAGATCCGCGACGGCCTGGGCGGCGGCGACGACGAGTATCCGTTCGCTCTGGAGGGTGGCTGATGGCTGTCGTGAAGGCGGACTGGCTTCCCTCCGGGGGCCTATCCGGGAAGCTCGGCGAATCCTACCGGCCGACCGAGAAGTGGCGGGTCCGCGTCGACAACCCGCGGACCTCGAAGATCGTGATCGCCAACTCCACAGGCCAGGGCTACGGCGTGGCACACTGGGACTTCCCGGCTTGCAAGGCGATGGAGTTCTCCGTCGACCTGGCCGACGATGTCGGGATGCTCTGGATCGTGACCGTCCAGTTCTACGTCCCGCCGAACGGGAAGAAGATCAACTCCACGACCGGCATCCCGGAGGACTTCTGGCAGGCCTCCGGCGGCACGACGAGCGTTCCGGCGTTCCGCGACCGCGCCAACGCGCTGATCGTCAACTCGGCCGGCGATCCGATCGAGGGCCTGTCACGCGAGCGCGAGGAGCGCGGCTGGGTGCTGACGAAGTTCTACCCCAGCGATACCTGGATGGCGGACCGCGACACCTACTCCGGCAGCGTCAACTCCGACGAGTGGGACGGCGAGGCCGCCGGCAAATGGAAGGTCTCTTTGAAGTCGGCCGACGAGCGGCAGTCGCAGAAGCTCGACGAGAACGACGAGGAGGGGGCGGTCAAGAAGTACGTCGAGACCAAATGGGAGTTTCGGTTCGACCCCGACGGCTGGCAGCTCAAGCCGTGGGACCTCGGATTTCAGGAGAAGTGCGACTCCAACGGCAACGCGTCGACGAGCGGCACCAACCGAAAGACGATCGTGGGCAAGGACGGGAAGCCCGTCAAGCAACCGGTCGCGCTGGCGAACGGCGTCGCGAAGGCCGCCGGCCAGGCTCCGGACTCGCTCACGTTCAACGTCTACCCGGCGACGGCCTACGGCGCGAAGTTCGGGACCCCGTCGATCGTGCCTGTGTCTTAGGAGCCGTGAAGCATGGATCGGAAGGTTCGATTCACGGAGGACGCCGCCCGCCGCGTCGCCGCGGCGACGCTGGCCTACGAGCGCAGCGGGCGTGATCAGCCGCCGATCCATTTCCGGCAACCAGGCGACGACGGCGGCGAGCCGATCCGGCTCGGGAAGACGACCGCCGTCTGGAACAAGGGCGCGACCGCCACGATCCAACTCTGGGAGGGCGGGACGCCAAACGAGGAGACCCAAAGCGGCACGCTGGCGGGAGTGATCAACAAGTTCGCGACGGTGCAGTCTGGCCGCTGGGTCGCGGTGGCCCGCGGCCCGCTGAATGCCTGGTATCTGATCTCGGCGGAGTGCTGACGAATGGTCCTGCTGCCCTGCTCGTCCTGCTGCTGCACACTACTACCTCCGCCGGCGGAAATTGAAATCGAGATCAGCAGCAGCACATCGCATTTTGGAAGTGTCGTTATAGGACGATACTTGTCTGGCGGATGCGTCGATCCCTCTCCAGAGGCATCGATGAGTGTCTTGATTACGGCGCCAGTGGGAGTTTTCACGCTCACGCCGGCCACCAACCCGAACCCGCTCGAATTACCTGGAACATACTACAAGTACGACGAGTCATACGGAAGCAGTAACGCAGCGCATACATTCTCCGCTGTTTTCAACCCGCCGTTTAGCACAGGGGTGTTTATTACGCCGGCCCTTTTGCGTAGGCGATGGAGCCTCGGCGGCACGCCGCCTACAGAATCGTCTATGCAGGGCAGCGATTGGGGCGACGGGCTTTTGGGTGATTATTGGACCGGGCTCACGAACGTAATCAACGGGGTCGTGTTCGAGACGTATCGACTCCCAAAGGCCGAGGTGGAGGCGACGATAGGACCCGCCGTAGGACAATACTGCCCGTCTTTCAAGAGCATAGAAGTCATCAACTTATTAGGCCGAGACGGTCTTCAGCCGCACGCATGCGGCTCGGCCACAACATCGCCCGGAGTCATGCCGCCTATTACGGTGTCCGCTAAGGTCTTCCCTGACTCCGGGACGAAAGCCTTCGAGGAAGCGCAGGGCTGGGGACCAATGTCTTACCAGAATTGGAGATACAACTTCGGTACTTGCTACACGACAGCTTTTGGCCAACGAGTGCCATTTACTATGACCGGAGTGCTGGAAAACCCAGCAACACCCGTTCTTGTGACGTACACGATTAGTCGGATCACATTCATCTACGACTTGCCCCCTCCTGGCTATGAAACGACGGCTATTGAAATGCCGTCGTTTGGCAGCGCTGCTCCAACGGCTCCGGCATTCGGTGGGGTGTGCCCATGAATTGCAAGTGGGACAACCTGAAGTGCATCCGCTGCGGCGCGACCGCGAGGTCGCCGGCCGCGCGGCGCAACTGTGACGCCGCCCCCCGGCCGGGCCTCGGCGATCACCTGGAGCGGGTCCTCTCGGCGGTCGGGGTCACCAAGGCCCTCGCGGACGCCGTCGCGGTCGCCGTCGGCTTCGACGGCTGCGGCTGTGATGAGCGGCAAGAGGCTCTCAACGAGGCTGGGCTACGGATCGGGATCGGGCACTGACCGTGAGGGGCAAACGATGCCACGGCTGGAAACGAGCCTCGACGAGACCGACGACGACGACACGCCGGACGGCATCGGCGACGACATTCACTGGATGAGAAAACCGAAGGCCAAGGAGGGCCCAACGAATGGCAGGCGATCCGATGACCGCGGTCGTAAAGCGAGTCGTGGCCGAGCATCCAAACCACTCCGCCCGCGGGCTCGCGCGACTGATCGTCGCCGAAAGTAAGGGTGCGATGACGCTCGAGATGGCGAGGTCCCGGATCCGCCGCCAGTTCGGCCAGTCTGGCGCGAAACAACGAAGGCAGGCGACGGCGCCGCGGCCGGCCCGCCAGCCCGGCCACCGGTTCGCGATGCCGGCGTCGAAGGCCGAGCCGTGGACCACGCACGACCTGGGCGTCGTCGGGAAGGTCGGGATCCTCTCCGACATTCACGTCCCGTATCACGACCCGATCGCCCTCCGGGCCGCGGTCGATCACCTGGCCGAGGCCGAGATCGACGCGCTCGTCCTGAACGGCGACACGGCCGATTTCTACACGATCTCGCGCTGGACAAAGGACCCGAGGAAGCGCGACCTCCCGGGCGAGCTGGCCCAGATCCGCGAAACGCTCGGATGGATCCGGCAGACGTTCCCGGAGATCCCGATCGTTTTCAAGAATGGGAACCACGAGGAGCGCTGGAAGCACTGGCTATGGCAACACGCCCCCGAGGTCTCGGCCGAGCCGGAGATGGGCCTCGCCGCGTGGCTGCACCTGGAGCGGCACGGGATGCAGCTCGTCGAGGACCATCGGCCGATCATGCTCGGGAAGCTGCCGGTCCTCCACGGCCACGAGAAGGGGAAGGGGATCTCCTCCCCTGTGAACCAGGCCCGCGGGGCGTTCCTCCGGCTCCATCACACGGTCCTCGAGGGGCACGGCCACCGGACCAGCGGACACTGCGAGCCCGATATGTGG